CCTGGGTCTTAAAGACTCTTACAACTCATTACACCTTTGCTAATGCTACAACAATTCAGTTTGTTTCTGCCCCTGCTGCTGCTGATTCAGATGAGCAGACAGCTTTAGGTGACACTAATAACATTAAGATTAAACGTCTAACTGATAGTGACTCACTATCTGGAACCTTCTACCCAGGTTCTGCTATACGTTCTTCTGACTTGAATGATAACTTCACTCAGAATCTTTATGTAACACAAGAAGCTAACAATAACGTTACTACTGCTACAACAGATGCAGCGGCTGCTATAGTTACTGCTGATGCTGCTGTAGTTACTGCTGATGCTGCTGAAACCACTGCTGATGCTGCTGTTGTCACAGCTGACGCTGCTGAAACGACTGCTGATGCTGCTAGCACTACTGCAGCTAGTGCTGTATCTACTGCTAACACAGCTAGTACTACTGCAGCTAGTGCAGTAACAACTGCAAACAATGCAAGTACTACTGCTACTGCAGCTGAGGCAGCTGTATCTTCAGTCTTACCTTTTACTATTGTTACTAATAAAGCTGCATTGTTAGCAGCTAGTGTATCAGAAGATGATATTTATGAAGTAACAGATACTACTGATCTAGAAGATCTAGGTGGTGGTAGTGATGTTATTTGGGTAAATGCTGCTGGTTCTACTTCAGGACAAGATATTGCTGCACTTAAACCAAGTGTAACTTGGGACAGTGGTATCACACTGAAGATGAAGAAGTATGGTACAAGTGATAGTGATAGAAAATGGATCTTCCAAAGCTACTTTGCTAATGATCCAGAGTCTAAATATATAGATCAAGCTGATACAGCTGCAAACCTACCAACAGGAACTACAGCACAACGTCCTGGCTCACCAGCAGCAGGTATGTTTAGATACAACACAACTGAATCTGAGTTTGAAGGTTATGACGGCTCAGAATGGGGAGAAGTTGGTGGTGGAATAGTCACTCTTGATGGTGGTAATTTTGATAACGGTACAAGTTTAGTGAACACAACAGAAATTTACGATGGAGGAGACTTCGACAGCTAATGGGTACACCAACAAATAGAACACCCGTGCGTGTAGCACGTGGTACTTATTCAAACTTAAATACAAATAAAGCAGATATCCAAGGATCCGAGATAGTCTACGCAACAGACGAAAATAAACTATATGTAAAAGAAGGTACTGACTTAATTGATGCGGGTACAGTAGACCTCTCTGGATATGCACCTTTAGCTAGCCCTACATTTACTGGGACAGTGACTGGAGATGTTACTGGAGATTTAACAGGAGATGTTACTGGAGATTTAACAGGTAACGTAACAGGTAACGTAACTGGAGATGTAACTGGAGATGTAACTGGAGATGTAACTGGAGATGTAACTGGAGATGTAACAGGTAACGTAACAGGTAATGCATCAGGAACTGCAGCTACAGTAACAGGTGCTGCACAAGCTTCAATTACTTCTGTAGGTACATTAACTGGTATTGCTATTAATGGACAATATAAACAAGCATTTGATGCGCTTACACCTGCTACTACACCAGCAATTGACTGCTCTTTAGGTAATTATTTTACACTTGATGCATCGAGCACTTACCCAAGTGTTGGTTGGTCATTTACTAATGTACCTGCAAGTAATGTTTATTCTTGTATTATCAAGGTAACTACTGGAGGAAGCACAACTATTAACTGGAATAATGTAGATGTTAATGGTGGTACACCTGGTAACTTAATCAAATGGAATGGAGGTGCAGTACCAGGATTCACTGCAGGAGAGCCTCTTTATATTATACTAACTACTGATGATACTGGAGCTACATGGCAAGGAACATCACTGATTGACTTTACGGTGGTATAAATATGGATCCTAATAGTTTAAAGGCGCTACAAGGTGCAGCAGGCACAGGTGGAGGTTACGAAGGTGACATGGCAGTAGGACATATTAATTCTCCTTGGATTAGTGTGTATCCGTGGAGTTCAGGTACAGGTTTTGGTACTAAATATGCAGACCCCTCAACCACACCGACAGGCGATGGCATGGGAGTTGCCTTTAGTCCTGACGGGGCAGACTTGGCAGTAGCACATGATATTTCTCCTTGGATTAGTGTATATCCTTGGAGTTCAGGTTTCGGTACTAAATATTCAGACCCCTCAACCACACCGACAAACCATAGCCTAGAAGTTACCTTTAGTCCTGACGGAGCAGATATAGCGGTAGCACACGTTAGTTCTCCTTACATTAGTGTCTATCCTTGGAGTTCAGGTTTTGGTACTAAATATACAAATCCCTCAACTTTACCGGCAGGTAATGGTAATGGAGTTGCCTTTAGTCCTGATGGAGCAGACATAGCAGTAGCACACACTACTTCTCCTTACATTAGTGTCTATCCTTGGAGTTCAGGTTTCGGTACTAAATATGCAAATCCCGCAACTTTACCGACAGGCGGTGGCAGAGGTGTTACCTTTAGTCCTGACGGAGCAGATATAGCGGTAGCACATGATGTTTCTCCTCGCGTTAGTGTATATCCTTGGAGTTCAGGTTTTGGTGCTAAATATGCAGATCCCTCAACTTTACCGGGAAACGATGGCAAAGCTATTGCCTTTAGTCCTGACGGAGCAGACTTAGCAGTAGGACATTATATTTCTCCTTACGTTACGGCCTATCCTTGGAGTTCAGGTTTCGGTACTAAATATGCAAATCCCGCAACTTTACCGGCAGGCACTGGTAAAGGTGTTGCCTTTAGTCCTGACGGAGCAGACTTAGCTGTTGGGCATGATAGTTCTCCTCGCGTTAGTGTATATCCTTGGAGTTCAGGTTTTGGTACTAAATATGCAAATCCCTCAACTTTACCGACAGGTAATGGCAAACGTGTTGCCTTTAGTCCTGCTTAATTTTATTACCATCTATTATGAACAAACTTCAAATTCTTCAAGAATCTCTTGAACCCCGCAATAATGAGATTCTAAATTACCAAATTAATATAGACAACTACACGCGAGCTATCGATAAAATTAATACTCAATACGCAGATAATCCTGCCTTAATTGAGTTCCGTGATAAGTTAACCACTGAGGTTAAAAATCATATAACTGAGCAATTAAAGTCAATTATCATCCGTGATGTAATTGCAGACCAAATTAACGAACTGGAGACAACCTAATGTTTTACGCTAAACTTGACGCTGACAGCAAGCTTGAGCGTTACCCATATACACTAACTGACTTGCGACGTGACAATCCACAAACAAGTTTCCCTCGAACTATCACAGAAGAAATTGCTAAAGCGTTTAATTGTGTACCTGTAACACAGATTACCTCAGCTGATAATTACACTAAAAACTACGTACGTTCAGCACAGAACAACGCTGGAACGTGGGAAGAACAGTGGATTGAAAGTGACGCAACAACAGAAGAAGTAACTCAACGGGTAACACTAAAGTCTAATGATGTTCGTGATGAGCGGAACCAAAAGCTAGCTGACTGTGACTGGACACAGGCCAATGATTCACCAGTCAAAGATGAATCAAAGTGGACAACATATAGACAAGCACTAAGGGATGTACCAACACAAGCTGGCTTCCCACATACTGTAACTTGGCCGACTGTTGAATGAACCTCCTATCTTTCCTTCTATAAGTCTACCCAGTCAAATACTACCCGAACCTCCTAATATGCCACGAGCGGTCCTTGAGATCCCACGTGCGGAGGCTCCATCCTATGTACCTATGTTGGCCCCTCCAAGTGAGTTAAGGCCTCCTGTAGGTGTTGCTGAGGAAGGAGAAGAGGAAGTAAAAGAAGAGAAAAACGAACCACCTCCTCCACCTGAAATACAAACGATTACTATCCCTTGGATAGATCACGAACTACCTGTACCTAAAGAAGAGATAGTAGTAGCTGCTGGTATGACTGCTGTTGTTTCAGTAGTAGCAACTTTAACAGCTACTTCTCTATTTAACCAAGTAGTTAAAATCCTTAAACCTGTAATAATGCAGGTTGTAAAACGTATTCAGAAGAAACTTGGAAAAGACACAACCGGATCCGGAGAAGAAGAAGAACTTACTGGGTAAACTAAAAGAAGGTTTAGATGATAAAGAAGAACAACTTGCTATCATATCTACCTTTGTACGCCTAGGAGTTGTTGTTTGGGCAGGATTTATTATTTCACTTAACTATATAGAAATACCTGGATTAGGTAAACAAACACCCAAAGATATCACTTTCGTAGCCAGTATATTTACTGGAGCTTTGGCTTCATTCGGTTTAGATACTGCAAAAAGGAAACAAAGTAACGGACAATCTGGGACGTATCAAACCATCCGTGTGGAAACACCACTAAAGATTATAGGTGCAGAAATTGTACCACCTAAACCCAATATAGATAAAAAAGCATGACTAAATGGCTATTACTTTTACTGTTATTACCGATACCTGTAAGAGCTAACACAGTCACCCCTGCCTTCACGCAAGGCAGTATGCAAGCTACTACAACTACGGTACAAACAGTTACAGAGTCGATTGACTCAGATATATATGGAGGAGCTTACAAGTCTTGGTCAGGAACCAACGTAGTCCCAAGTGGGGATATCACCGACTCCAACACTACTTACACAGTACATACGGCTGGGGATCAATTCCAACTAGAGACAGTGGAAAGGGTGGCAGGAGTTGTAGAACACATAGAAATAGACAGAACAATAACTACAAACGCTACTACTACCTCCTTATCGGTCTTCTCACAGTAGGTTTACCAACCTATGCATCAGATGTATTTAACACTGCTGCACCTGAAAGTACTGCTACTGGTAATGTTACCAATCAAGCAGTACAGTTTCAGAACAACGGAGCACCAAGTAGACAACAATATGGTAGTGGGATCGTTTGTAACGGTCCAACAATGACTTTATCCCCATTTTATATGGGGAACGATACTATACCTTATGACAACGAAAGTTATGTTAATAGTAACCAATGGGGTGCTCAACTTAACTTTATGGTACCTTTAGACTGGTCAACTATCGATAGATGTAAATCTATTGCTAAACGTAAAGAACAGAAGATGCAACTTGACTATGAGTTAGTACGAGCACTTAAATGTGCAGAACTACAACAGAAAGGGTTCACCTTTAGACCAGGATCTAGAGTAGAGCATATGTGTCATGATATAGTACCAATATCCACTTTACTAACAAAAACAAATGACTGAAGGAATTTCACTAGATGGACGACAAGAAACCCAGCTAGTAGTTCAAGCACTTAAAATTGAACGCCTAGAAGAAAAGCAAACAGACTTACGTGATCGAATCAGAGGACTAGAGAAGTGGGTCTTTGGAGCGGCAGCAGTCGTTTCAGCTAGCCTTGCACTTCTAGGATTACTTGCCCAAATATCAAAAGCATATCTCTAATGGAACTATTATTTTTATCAGAACCAGCATTTTGGATTATTGTAGCTTTAGCTTCAGAACTAATAGCATTATCTCCGTTAAAGGAGAATAGTTTAATCCAAAGTATTCAAACTCTACTCAAGAAGCTAAAACCTGCTGAAAAAGAAGCAGAACGGAACGATTAAGGAGTAAAATGTCAGCACCAAGATGGGAACAC